CAGGCAGATAGGCTGACCATTCAGCAGAACCTTTTTCCTTACATCTGTAAGTTACTGTATAACCTGTTTGTATGCCGGGGATAAAAGAAGCACTGATGCCGACAGCCACCCTGCATTGCGTGCCGTAGATGTCATCAATAACATTTGTGTCGGGTCTCCATCTCCTGCATACGATACCCATTTCAGAAGCCAACGATGATATCGTTGGAGGCAGATACGGATGCACATAGATTTCATCCAAAAGAATTTGAGAGAATCCTCTTGAGTCTGTTATGATAACCGAAATGCTGTTTGTTCCCGAAGTAATAAGCCACTCTGACTGCAAAACATAGTTGCCGTTGCCGTCTGTTTCGAGAATAGTGCAAGCTGTTCCGTTTACGCTTGCTGTTGGGTTTTTAAGTGTGGCACCGTTCTTTGCTTCTGCCTTTACCTTGTATATGAGCTTGGTTCTGCCCTGTACATAATCGCCATATTCAGACGATGATTTTGAAACAAGGGTGAGCGTAGGTTTGGTTATATCGGTCTCCTCGAGAATAAAAGAAACAGTGTACTCTTCGCTGAAAAGAGGTGCATCCCATCCCCACGGTTCCCAAGTCACATCCACCTTCATTTTGCCGTTAACACTTCTTGAGTTTGTGGGGAGCAGGCTTATAATCAAAGCCTTCTCAGCATCACTTATATTCCACTCATAATAATCCTGCCCTTTGGGAAGCGAGCCTGTTGTGTGGATGACGGTGCCGTTGATGGAGAGCGTAACATCGGCATACTGAATGCTTGTCACCTTGCCTATATCAAGCCTTGTTATGCCTTCTCGGTTGAAGTAAATGGTTGATGTTGCCATACTATATCACCGACCTTCCCGAAGGTTTGATGGAAAAGCCGTGTATTGTGTCAATCACGAAATTTCCTATGTAAAAATTGCCTTTGCAGACAATTCCGTTGATGATAAGCTCTTGGTTGCTCAATATAGCCATTTTATTGCCGTAAGCATCAAAGAAAATGGTTCTCGTTGGAGTAAATCTTGACATTCCCTCGTATATAGGGTTTCCGTTCTCATCGACAGTTACCTGTCCGACTTCGACACCGTAAATAGGGATTCCGTTTTCATCCTCGTCAAGGTATCCTGTTCTGATGTAAGCTGAGGTGTCCATCTGCCAATCGTTAACCTTTTGGAGCATCTCATAGTATGTAGTAAGGTTCTCGGAGGTTTCTTTAACCTCTGCGGTAGTCTCCTTCCAATAAGTACCGAAATCAGGAGACATAGCCACATAGTTTCCTTCCAATTTCCGAGTAATCTCTTCATAATATGCGTTGACAATGTCGGCAGAGGAAATGATGAGGTTCTTCAGGTTGCCGAATTGCTTCACCTTCTGCTCGGTGGTGGGAGAATCGACAGCATCAACAGCGGTCTGCACCTTCTGTGACATAACCATTGTGTTGCCATCGATAATGTTCACCGCATATTGGAGCTGCTCTGCAAACTGATAAAGGTAGCTTCGCATCTGCTCAAGCTGACCTTTTTCTGTAGTCGCAGTAATATTCGGCAGGCGAATATCATAAGCCATCAAACATCACTTCCTTGCTCTATAACTTTGACGATAGAATATATCTTTGCTTCGCCTTCGCCTACGATACGAAGCCTCATATGGTCACACCTCTTCGGTTTAACGGGAACGGAGAATGTTCTTAACGCTGTACCGTTCATAGTTGCGAGATGCTCCCACGCACCGCAGGAGTCATACTGTGCAAAAATCTGTACTCTTGAGCCGATAGCGAGTGACATTCTGATGGTGAGCCTTGAGATATATTTCTTATCAGGCATATCTGTGCCGATAACACCTGTTTCAGCCATCCACTCGACAGGCTTTGTGTCAAGGTCACCGCTTCCGAGCATTGTCTTTATGCCTCCGTCATCGGCATCTATGTAATACATTTCGCCTTTGCAACAGCAGAAATCTATTGCGTGAGTGTTGTCCTCTTTATGCCACATACCCTTCGAGGTATCGTAGACCATAAGAACATACTCCTCGGTCTGCACATCCTGCATCGAGATGTAATACTTGTTGCCACAAGCACCTGCAACAGCATTGCGATATCTCTCGTCACCGAAGGCATACGATACTTCCTGCGGAAGAGAGCCGTCATAAGCACATATACCCGAAGGAGACTTGTAGTACAGGGTCTCGTTAACGATGGCGAGGCTCTTACTGCTACCTCTTTCGACACCTCTGCAGGCGGTGGTCTGTATTTGAAAGTTTGACGGAAAATTGCCGTAAACTTTGTGAAGAAATCCTTCTTTGAAGAAGACAGGATATCCAAGGTGAGTAACAGCACCTGTCCACACTCCGTCTGTACCGCAGGATGCAACATAGCTGTCTGTTGAGATGCCTTGAAAGCAGTTCCAATTCTTGAAATCGCCTTGCTTACAGGCGTAAATCTCGTTAACTACATCTCCGTTGGCATTGAGTCCGTATCGACATCCCCAAAGCCTGTTGCCCGACTCAGTGATGTAGTCCATAACGGGCATTGTTCTGCTTACTGTGAATGAGTTGGTAATGGTCAGAGACCTTTTGATAATACCGACTACAACGATGTAGTCCTCATCCATTGCATCTTCGTCACTCATATCCCATATGATGAAGCTTCCGTCTATGTTGTTTATATCTTCGTATCCTTCGCCTATAGGCTGACCTACATCATTCAGCAGAGTAGCACCCTTGAGTCCCGATATGGTTACTCCGTCACCCTTACTGAATCCACTGTTAATGCCGGGCGAAGTGATTTTGATATATGTAGTCGCAACGGATACCCACATTGATGTTGTGGAATCCCACTGCTTAAGAGAGTGAGTGTCGGATGATGTGTCAATCCAATAGCCAAGGTTTTCGGGGTTTTCGGGAGCTACAGGACTGCTCGGAACATCTCCTAACTCCGAACCATCCATTCGGCACATAACAAACGATGTTTGATTGCCCTTTGGAATGATTATTTTGTTTTCAATGTGTCCCCACACCTTACCTTCATCTCGCTGAAGGACATTAACCCATTTTTTGTCGGGCATAATGATGACATATGCACCCATTTTGATGAGTGTCTTCGGACACATCGCAGGGTCTGTTGACAGGTTCATTTCTACCTTGTAATCGTTGATGTAGAAATCTCTGCCATCTACCCAACACAGAGAGTCTTTTGCGATGATACCCTGTGCAGATTCAGGTCTTATAAAAACTCCTCTTCTGCCTCTCGGAGAGAGTGTGGGATAGTATGATGATGTGAGGTTCTTCATATCGAAAAACTCTCCGTCACCGATGCGGAGGTTATGGTTGTAGCCTCTGAAGACATCAACCATATCCCTGTTGGTCTTTATTTCATTTAAAGAAGGCAGAAACATTGCAATCCCTCCTTAAAAATATTTTCTCGGTTGTGAACAGGGTATATGAGTCCTGTTATAGTATTTCTGAAATTCGCTGTATGCGTGGTTGTATGCCGAGGATGAGTTGTTGAATTTTGCCGATTCCTCGTTGGCATAATCAATCTGCGACTGAAGCCACAGAACATAGATGTTGTCATACGGAGCAGGAACAATCAGTTCTGTATCAAGAGGAGTTTCTTCGTTGTATCCTGTAAAAGCGATACCTCCTGCATCATCGAAGTATTCTCCAACAAGACGAGAGGGCAAGCAATGAAGTTTTGTGCCACTACCTGTATCATCTCTTGTGCAAAGATAGATTTTATTACCCTCTTCGTAGTAGAGGTCTTTGTAATACCTCGTTGCTGTTGTTGCGGTTATGGGACTTATGAGTCTTCCGTCTCCCTCGTGAGTGTCAATTATGTTTGCTTTGATAAGTCCGTCAAGTGTAGAGAGCCATCTTACCTTGTCGCTCTCTGAATAGCTGTTGGGTTTGAGTGAGTCAACTGCGTGGATAGCTTCAATAATTTTCATAAGCTTTCCCCCTTATATCAAAATGAGGGAGCGAAAACGCTCTCGCTCCCCGTGATGTTGTGCCGTAATCACGGCTTATTTATCTTTGTTTGCATTTGCGGCAAGCTCTGCCTCAAATTCCATCGATGTTACGAGCATTCTTTCCTTGTGGGTAAGGATTTCAGCTACGCCCTTGGGTACTTCGACCTCGATACCTCTCTTGATGAGGTAGGCTGTGCCGTTGAGAGCAACATAAACATCGTCTTTTTCCGTCTTTGTAAGAGGAAGTCTGATTTTTACCGTATCCTTCTTGACGGGTGCTGTACCTGCTGTGGTAGCAGGTGCTGTGTTTGTGTTAGCCATAATAGCCTCCTTGTTTAGATGTGGGGAGGTGCTATGACCTCCCCATTATTGAGTTTCAATCAGTTCTGTTCAGCTTTTGCAGAGAAATCGGGTGAGCAACACTCGAATCTTACGAGATAAGCCTCAACAAGGATTTCTGCGGTCTTGATTGCCTTCCAACCTACCGAGCTTCTCTGATTGAGAGCATCGGATACGCCTGAAGAACCGAGCTGTTTGATGATGGTCTGAAGACCACCGCCTGTGATTTCTGTGATGCCGTAGGCACCGTCTGCGATGAAGAGACAGCCGAATACTGCAAGACCATCGGGACAAGTGCCATCCTTATAAACAGCAGCTTCAGAGGTCTCGATGAAACGGACACCTGCAATCTTACCGATTTCACCTTCATAGATGTTTTCGGGAGTTGCATACTTGTGAGCATCAATCCATTCGGAGTCGCTCATAAGGTCATGTGCGGCATAGGGATGGATGATAGCTACATATGAGCCGTTGATTTTGGGAGCGTTGTTTGCCTTAAGGAAGGCAACAATCTTCTTTACATCCTTGACAGTAAGGCTATCTTCAACGGTAAGAGACTTTCTGCTTGTCTTGCCACCGCCATAGAATACGTTTGTACCTGACTGAAGGACATTTCTTGTGATAGTATCGAGGGTGAGACCTGCCTGTCTACCGCAAAGCTTTGTGGCTTCAACAACATTGTTGTCGATGGCAGTGAGGTCAAGTACATCAGAGAGAGTGACATAGTCACCATACTGTGCTACTTCTGCCTCGATGGTTGTTACGGAAAGCTTTCTGCCGTTAGGAGTTACACCTTCAGTGAGAGGGTCAAGAGCCTTGGGGAAGGAAGTGTACTTGCGGAATTCGATTTTCTTACCGCCATTCTTGGGAATGGGTCTCTTCTGACCGAACTGGTCATGAACGAGGTACGGTCCTGCCTCATCGATGAGAGTCATATCGTAATGAGTCTTGTTCTCGGCAGAAAGACCTGCATCTGTGGTTACGTTGGTATTGGGGTCAGCGAAAAGCTGAAGATTGAGAACTGTGAAAATAAGTTTAAACATAGTAATAATCTCCTTTTGATAGTTATTCGGAGATTAAACCTACCTGTGGGTATTAGCCAAAAGTGATTTTCTCTCCGTTTGCTACCCTGCGGTTAATTTCCGCACGGTCAGCTTTGGTGAGTGTTGACACATCACTCTTGCGAACCGAAGCTCCCTGTGAGGCGTTGCCGTTCTCGATGGGTCTTGCTCCGTTGGCTATAATTCGGTTTGTAATGTTCTGCTCGGTTGCCTGTACAGCAAACTGCATTGCCGCAGGAATGATTTCATCCTTGTGAATGACCTCATAAGCAGTTCTTACATCGATATGGCTTCGGAGTAAGTCCTGAAACTTCGGATTCTGCATTTCGGCTCTGAAGTCAAAGGAGGGATAGACAGCCTTAACCGCCTCTGCCTGTTCCATCCAAGATGCATAGAGTCTGTCGGCATTCTGCCTTGCTCTTTCTGCATCCATCTTTCTCTTGAGGTCGGCATTTTCTCTTTCAACCTTACGGATTTCCTTGAGCTGTTCTACAGTAAGACCTCTTTCAAGAGCCTCTTCTTCGTAGTAAGCATCGTCATCCTGTATGGCTTTGGAAAGAGCGTCGATGTCAGTTGCATCGACACCGTACTTCTTGCCGAGCATTTCAAGAGTGGGAGCGAGTGCGTTAAACTTGTCCACTGTTTCCTTGCTTGCTTTCAGCCGTTTCTGAACTGTATCCTGAACTCGCTGATTGTACTGCTCCTTGAATTCACCCTTGATGAGTTCCTCGAAGCGAGCATTCGCATCAACCGCAGGATTTTCAGTTGTCTGCACATCGGTGACCTGTGCATCGCCTGTCTCTTCCTGAATGCCGTACTGCACATTCGCAAGAGGGTTGGCTTTTCCACCCGTATTGGACACGGCGGCTGTCCCTGTTTCGCCCGTTGCTGTACCGCCTGCTGTGCCAACACCATCAGCAAAGAGCTGAAGGTTAACAGGTCGGTTGAGTTTGATTTCGTTCATAACGATTGTCCTTTCTGCCCGTATCGTGGGCGATTCGTGGCTTATATTATTAAGGCTTGTGAGCCTTGCCATTAAAAATAAAAGTGACATATTTGGGTTCTGATAACTGAAGCAGACGGAAGCCTGTCACTATGGCATCAAGTCTGTTTGCGAGGACTTTATATGTATCCTTGTCGGCAACCTCGCACTCAATGGTGCTGTCACCTTCGTTGAGTTCTATTCTCGGAGGTTTTGTATAAGCTCCTATAGACTTCAAGAATTCAACATTTTGAGCTGCCGTATAAGTGAGAATGGATACACAAGCACAGACGAGGTCTTTTCCAACCTCTGCCTGTCCTGCGTGACCCTTGATTGATAAGCGGAATGATTTATGCTTGGGTGATGTTTCGTAGTTAATAGCGACCATAAGCTCTCCTTATGTGGGGGATGTAGACTCGGCAACTCTCTGCCTTGCCTTCTTGGTGTTTGATGCCTCGCTTTTGCCTTCTTTGCCACCGAGAGCTTCTGTCTTTTCGACATTCTCGGCAACAGGAGTACCGCCTGCGGACATCGCAGGAGCGTTCATTCCGAAACCGACAGCCAACTGTTCTGTCATATTTGTGCCGTTCTGACTGTCGATAATCTGTGCCATCTGAAGCATCTGTGCCTGCATCATCTGTATCTGTTGGAACATCGTGCCGTTCTGTGCAACCTTCTGCACAACGAAGTCCTTTCTGTCGAAGTCCATCATATCGAGGCAGGCGAGAGCTTGGTCTGCAATCTGCGGATTGAAGAAACCTGCTCCGAAGAACTGAAGTGCAAGCTCGTTCTGTGCCATCTTGCTGTAGGGACTCTGCTTCTGTGCTGTTACCTCGATGTCAAAAAGAGGTAATCTGTATCCCATATCCACACCGAAGTTGTTACCTTGTAATTGAGGCTGTATGTTCTTATTTGAATACTGAACAAACTTTTCGATTCCATTCTCACCCAAGACTCTGAACCATCTGGGGAGGTCATAGAACTGTCTGATAAGCTCGATGATAAGGTTAATCACCTTGCGGAAAGCTCTGTATGAAGCCTTGTTGTTATCTCGTGAAAGCTTACTTCCTGCTTCCTGCATAGCTGCGATTGCGGATGCGGCTGTAACACCGCTTGTTGTACCGCCTGTTGAGATATCTCTGTTGCCCGTGGTCTCCTTGAGTTCATCAACCTTGTTGCTGATGGCATTGATATACACTGCATTCAAGGGGTTCGTAGGTATGGGTCGGATTGAATCCTGTGCAAGCATTCCATCAACGTGAACAAGAGGCTTTGAAAGGTCGAGATATTCTTCTTCATTAACGCTTCCGTTAGTGCTTATGAAATGTCTCGGTGTTGCATTGGCGAGAACATTCTGCATAATTGCCTGATTGCCCTTGTCAATATATATCTGTGCATCCTTGCCGAGGTCGATATAACCGAAGCCTGCAAGAGAGCCTTCTGTCTTGAAAAGAGTATCGAAGACGAAGGGATACATACCGTGGTCATAGAAGCCTCTTTCGGCATATCTCTCATCGTTTTCCGTAGCAAAAAGAACGATGTTGTTGACGAACTTGCAGTAATGAAGAATCGTTCTGCCGTTCACATTTCTCTTGTAATAGCAGTCAATCACATCGGACTTCTTGCTTGTGTCGATGCTTTCGTCATATATGTATTTGGTCACAGCACCCGTATCGCCTCCGAGTCTGCCTCTTGTCTGCGGATACTGCTCTGCGATTATGTCATTGTCCACAAGCTCAACGTGGAATACATATCTGCTGTTTTGAATATCGGTTATGCCCGGCTCCCAAAACAGGTTGAGGATGTCAATCTTTCTGATTGAGATATCACCGAGTCCGTTAAGCTTTGACGAATCCCAAAAGACACCATAAACACCTGTGCCTGTCTTGAGTTTGTAATTGTTAAGGTCTGAATAGGTCTGCTCGAAGTCATTCTGCTCAAGGATGACAGGAATGATTGAGGAGAGCATCTCCGCTTCATTTTTGTCTCCTTCTTCTCTCGGCAGGATGTTCGGAGCAGGAAAATTGTCCATAGCATCAGCGTGCTTGTTAAGAATGCAGTTGACGAGCCAAGCGGATGCAGGTTCAACCTCATTGTTTTTTGCATTGTTTTTTGCATTCTTTTCTTTACGCATACACTCCCAATTTCGGAGCTTGTACCACTGCTCGTTCTCAACGATTCTCGTTTCGAGCATCTTCTTGCCCGTTTTGTAATCGTTGAATATCGACCTCAACTTGCTTGCTTCTTTTTCACCGATGGGGTCTCGGACAGCCTTAATGCCGTTCACGGCACCGTTGTCGGTAACACCCTGTGATGCAAGCATCTTTTCCTGCTGAAGCTGAATGAGTCTCTGTGCTTCACTCTCTGCTGTGGGTCGGGGTGCGGACTGCCTCCGCAGGAGCTGTTCTTCTGCGGAGGGGGTCTGCTTCTCGTTATTTATTTCACCCTGTGTCTGCACAGTTTCCTGTGCCTTTACAGGCTTTTTTCTTTTTGTATCAGCCATCTATAATCTCCATTCTCGGTCTCCTCGAAACCGCTTTGATGTCTTCCTTGGGGATGTCAAGGAACAGGTTGAGGGGATTGTTTTCGTATTCATCAGGCTTCTGTGCCATTCTCGGTTTGATGGGTCGAGCCATACAGAAGTAGCGAACCTCGTCAGCAACGTGGTCTTCGTTTGATGTATCGAGGTCTTCAACCTTATGCTCGTCATACTGAAGAAGAGGAATGGTGCGGATAAAAGCCTTGCAGTTACTGAAGATGTACATCATCGGGAAGCCGTTCTCATCGAAGGCTAACCTGTAATGCACCTGCATCCAACCTGCGAGTCTTTGATGGTCACCCTTTTGGAAGAAGACACTGTGCTTTGCGGCAGTATCTGCTATTGATTCACCTGTTTGAGCATCCCATATAGCAGGGTCTGCAATGCCTATGATTTTCTTTCCCTTGAGCCACCTGTGTTCAGACTCAATCTCGTGAATCTTTGAGAAGACTTGAGGAGGAGTCCATTTGACACCTTCGTTTGGTGTCTCTGTACATCCGTAGAGTTCAAGTATGCGGTATACAACTCCGTCATAATCAACCGCCCACCATCCGCAGGAGAAGGGTTTGTTATAACCCCAATCGAAGCTTCGGTAGATTGTCCACCCGTCAGGTATCTCAAAAGGCTCGATAACGTGAGTATATGCTCGGTCAGTATAGTGGTCGGGGTCATCTACAAACTCCTCAAAGAACTGTCCCGAGAACACATCCCACTCGCCATAAAGCCAAGCCTTGCGGAGCTTTGGAGGCAGAGCTTCAAGTTGTGCGATATAATCGGGGTTAGACTCCAAAAGAGCCGCATTATCTGATACGAGAGACTGTATGAACACATAGTCTTCGGGTCTTTCGTTGCCCTTGAATTTTCTGTCGATAAACAGGCGTTTCACCCATTCATGACCCACTCCACCCGGATTGAATGTGTAATATATGCGTTTGGGGAATTGGTTAACACCTCGCACACAGGCTGTGAGCTTCTTGACTCGCTCCTCGGTCTGATGCGTGGCTTCATCGATGAACAGAACATCAACTTCAGTACCTTGGAATCGTTCCGCATCCTTGTCGGTGTCGCAGTATCTAAAGAGGATTCTGCTTCGGTTTCGGAAGACGATATGCTTCTTTGAATCGTTGTACTTTGCTATTCTGTTCTGCTTGTTTTCGTCATAGCAATGAAGCATCTCCGTAAGAGGCATTATGTGGTTTTCCTGTAGCTCGGGGTAGGTTTTACGGATAATCATCACTTTTATACCTGCAAAGAACAGGCACAAAAGAACTGCCTTGAGTCTTACAACCCAACTCTTACCGCCACCTCTTGCTCCACCGAAGCCTGTATTCTTAACATCCGACTCGAGGAAAAGCTCCTGCTTCGGATTGGGATTGTCAAATTCAAGAGTAGGCATTATTTCGCCCACCTTTCAGCATCGCCTTTAAACACAACAGTAATCTCCTGATTGGAGGAATCATCATCGTCAGCCTGCTTTTCAAGCAATTTGATACGAGCTTCTTGCTCCCTAAGCTCTTGGTCGGTCTTGCAACCCTGTATATCTTTGATGTCTTTTAAAGCACTTGAAAGCTGCTTAACAAGTCTGCAATCAGCAAGCTCGTGAGATGTGTCCATTTCTTCGATGGTGTCTTCTATTTTTTTAAGAAGCTTGTCTGTAGCGGACATCAGATTGAGGGTTCTCTTCGCCTGTTGTTTTGCGATTTCTTGTGTAGTTCTTGTTGCAACATCGTTGCGATGCTTTTTTCTCAATTCCACCCAATTTTCTTTTTTTGCTCTGTCCGCAAGTGTTCTAACGGCAACATCGTTTTTTTTTGCGAGTTCTCTGTAGGAAGATTTGCCTGTGACATATTCTGTTTTAATTGCTGACCAATCAACCATCAGAAAGCTCCTTTCTTGTTCTGTAATCAATAGTAGCGGAAGGGGACTGCTCAATGTAAACCCACCCCAAACAAAAAAATAAGACACACCAAGCGGTGTGCCTTATAGGTTCGTTCACTCTTTGAACGGGGTTATGTAGACCTCGGTGCGAGGGTTTTCCTTGTCATATCGGACTCGGCTTCCATCGTGGGAACAGATTACCTTGAAGTTATCGTCTTTGAGGAGTCCTGCTTTGACCATAATATCATCGATAGATTGAAGCAGATTGGTCAAATCACAGCTTCTGTGCGTGGGCATATAGAATAAGCACTTGACCTCCACAGGCTCGTCTATCGGCTTCACAGGCTTCGGAATGAACCATAGTGCATCCTTCTCATACTGTTCGTACTGTTCTGACGGTGCCACAAAGTTTTTTCCTGTCTTCCTGTTCTTGCGAATCTGCTGATGATTCTTCTTGGTTATCGGTGGAAGCTTGACGATGAATTTCACCATCACTTCACACCCCACTTTCTGTCAAGGAGCTGTGCGATGGGGCAGGACTTATAATTTGCACAACATTTTATCTTTTGATATGCAGCTCTTTTGCGAGTGGTTGAAAAGTTAACGTGAATCGTTCCGTCTTCGTCTATGCCTTCACAGACTATCTTGTTTTGGACATCCTTGCGGTAATAAGGACACTTGGTGTCCTTGCTTAAGTATGATTCAGGCATTTGCATCACTCCTTGTTCTTAAGTCCTTCGGCTCGTTGCTGTTTTTTCATCCAAAGCGGAATTTCATCTTCTTTCGCATATCGGAGTCCGATTACAAGCTTATTACTTGTGTCTATCTCATACTCCATGTTAATCCTTGTCATTGCAGATTTGCACCTCTCACAAATCATCGGAAGTTCTGCAAAATGGTCATCGAAGAAGCAACCGCAATGACTACAGATATAACCACCGCCTTCGACAAGCCACCACTCTGCCTTGTCGGGCATTACTTTTTTATCCTCTGCCTTTGCAATCAAATGCAATCCTCGGTAACATTCTTCGCAAAGGTCAGCTTTGGTGTGATTTTTGTTTCTTCGAGGAAACACACCGCACATATCAAACTCGCAGACGATATCAAATTCCTTCATCTTTTCCTCGTAGGGGTCTTTGATAACCTTTCCGCAGGCATCGCACTTATAAACTTTCATTGTCATCACCATCCATCAAAGCTCCGCATTTCGGGCAATAATCTGATTCATAAAAGCATTCAAGCTCTGCATCTCCGGGAGGAGGCGTTCCACAGTATGAGCAAACTGTAAACCCTGTTAAGGGGTCTCTGACCCATCTGCCGTGAACGATATCAGCATTCCTGAGTCCGTCTGCGTAACCCTTCTTATACTGTTCTCGGTCATAGCGAAGAGCTTTCTCAAGTTCTTGCCTGTCGACATCGAATCCGACATTAAGAACCGCTTGATATATCTGCTCGTCAGTTTGCTTTGCAATATTCGTTGCTAATCCCTCTACAATAGAGCCTATAATGTTGTCGGAAGGTGCGGTGAACATCGATAAAGGCGGTATGTAGTTGAAGTATCTGCCCCAAACCTTTTCAGCCATTTCTATCACCATTCCTTATGTTAATTTGAAAAACAATGTTTTGAGCTGCCGAGTCATTTGATGCTATAAACTCGATGCTTTCAATCAAATCGCCGACAACCTGACCTTTGCATCTCTGCATCTCTCTGTTAAACTCGCCAATAAGGCTTGTGATAAGCTCTTCAGCTTTTTTTGTAAGCTCATCATTTAAGGACTTCTTGATTGTTGCAAAAATATCGTTTTCAGTCATTGTTGTCGCCCCCCAAAGTTTATAAACCTTTTAATTTTAATTTGACATTCAGGACATATATGTATAGTCTTTTTATCCCATCCACTTTCGTGAAAAGAATGCCAAAACTCTTTCACTTTAAATTTAACAACGCTAACTCTTTTGCCGTTATAAATCGCATCATCATAATCTATGTGTTTACCACACAAATCGCATATAATATTGGTGCATTTACTCACTCCGTATCACTCCTTTACAGATTATCTACCAAAAATTCTTCCCATTTTTCCAAATGGTCTTTTATGCTTTCGGGAATATCTTCCCATTCGTGATTGCGAACAAAGGCAACAATAGCATCAAGTTCGTGATAAGGCATATAATATTGGCTCTCATAAGCAACAAAGGTTTCATCTACATCAAGCATCAACTCTCACCATCCATTTCCTCAAACCACTTTTTGCCTTTTGTTTTCGGTTCATATTCGGGACATTCAGACATCGTACAGAGTTCGTGTCCACAGGTGTGCTTGTAGATGCAAGGCTTTTCCGCAAGGCGATTCGCTCGTTTACGCTCTTTCATAAGCATCTCAACTATATCGTTATAGAAACTTAATACCCGACCTGTTCCACTTGCTATATAGTGTTCGTCTGATAAATAGTTGTCGCTTGGCTTGAGTTGTTCCAAAGCTAACTTGTGGTTTTTTTCGGCTCTATCTCTTTCTTTTATGAAAAACTCAAGTCTATCTTCTTCGTAGGTGATTTTTGTTATTTTCACCAATCCTCACCGTCACTTTCTTCGAAAGATTTCCGTATTCTCTCTTTGAATTTCTCGCAGTATTCTCTTGCGGAGCAGTCATCGCAGTCTTCCCATTCGAGCCACTCATCGTCACAATAGAATCCACACTCTCTTACAAGTACAATTCTGTCCTTCGGATTATCCCAATCCATTTCTCTCTTGCCTGCTCTATAGCATCTGTCCACCTGTGGCAATCTGTGTGCCTCAATGTCGGTGAACTTTGAATATTCGCAGGCATCGGTTGATAAAGCCAAAGACCTTGCTTGTCCTCTTGTTTCGGCAAAAACAACAGCTGCACAAGCCTCATCTTTATTTCTGACGAGCCAAGCTTTCATCATTCCGTATCACCTTCCGTTTCCGTGGTTGTTGCAATATTTGCATCACCCACCATTTCTTTTACAAGGTTGTCGATTGTTATCCACAAGCCATCGTGTGTGGCATATATCTCTTTCAGCCTTT